TATTTAACGAGTGCGCCAGCGAGCACGATTTGGGTCTAGTCTACGGGATGGCAGGCACGGGCAAGACTACGGCGATAAAGGAGTTTTGCAAGCATAATCCAAATGCAATACACATAAAAAGCAATATTCACACGACGGCTGCGGTGCTGCTTGATGAGCTTTGCGAAGTATTAAAAATCACTCCCCCGCGACCTATCTATAAAAAACTAAAAGCGGTGATGTCCGAGCTTAGCAAGAGCGACAAGATATTAATCATAGACGAGGCCGAAAATCTGCCGTTACGCGCGCTTGAGACGGCTAGGACGCTGTATGACGAGACAGGTACGCCAGTGATATTGGTAGGCACTCCAAGACTCATAGACAATCTAACGGGCAAAAACATGGAACTAAGGCAGATGTATAACAGGATAGACGTCAAATATATCATGCAAGGTCTTAGCGAGGACGAAAGCAAGAGGTATTTTAACGAGCATTTTTATAGATGGTGTAGAGGAAATTTTAGGAGTTCAACCAAGTTATATAAGCAAGCCAAAAAACTAGCTGAATTCAATCAAATCGGTATAAATGCCGAGATAGTAGCCAAGGCTACCGAAACGATAATCCTAGGCTGAAAAATGACACTAAAAGAGATCGCCCAAATCCTAGGCCTAAGCACTGAGCGAGTGCGCCAGATAGAGCGCAGCGCCCTAGCAAAGCTAGCTCACCCTAGAAACCGCAAAAAATGGGAAGAGATCAAAGAAACTATGGCGATGATGCAAAAAGATAGGGTTCGCGCAGGTTTGGGCGACGCGATGAGTTATCTAGAGGAGAAGTAAAAGATGATACGAGGACTAAAGGGTGACTGGTCAAAAAGCCTATATATAACCGACGGAGAGTATATCTACGAGATAAAGACAGGCAAGATCGTCGATATTTTAAAAATTTAATGTTTAACGAGCCGCCCGCGGGCGGTTTGATTAAGCATTTAGACTTAAATTTGAAGAAAGGAGAATATCAAATGACGCATAAAACAGCAAGATTGGTATTTGTTTCTACACCCTACGCTAGTATCGAGTGCAAAGATCGGGATAGAAACTACTATGCTAAGCAAATAGCGCAGCAAGCCTGCTCTATCGTCAGGCAAAACGGCTACGAGCCTATCTCGCCCGTGCTTGCGTGGATGGACGTATATAGCGAGCTTGAGCGCGAAAGAGTAATGAAAAACTGCGAAGAGCTGCTTAGGGTGTGTAGCTACTACTACCGCTACCCGTGCAAATGGAGCGATAACAGCGAGGGTGTGGCGCAAGAGGCGGCGTGGGCTAAAGAATACAGCCTAAGCGAGCTTAAATTTAGTTTGTTTGAGTGATGGCGCTTGAGTTTAAAAATCATAAAAAAGCCAAAGAGAATTTGGCGATATGTACGATCTATGGATACGTAACAAAACTCAAATTTGCAAAGAAATTTAAAATTTTAGAAAGGAGAAGAGATGACATTGGAAGAAAGCGTAAAGCAACAAATCAAGATCATGCAAGCTTTTATCGACGGTAAGGATGTGCAGTTTAGAGAAAAAGGCGACACTCGCGATGATTGGAGTGATCATACTGATGACGGATGGAATTTTGATTTTTTCGAATACCGAATAAAGCCGGATTTTAAGCCAAAAACGTGCAGATTCAAAACGGACGATATAGCGTTTAAGCGAAGCTTTGAGGGTAAAAGCATAGCCAAAAAAGGCGGCACGCTGATAACTGAAGAGATGATATATAACTACGAAAAAGGCAAGAGCTTTTATCAGCCGGGCAATGATCTCAACGAGGATTATTTTCTAGAGGACGAGTTGCTTTGGTACTGGGAGTATATCGATATAAGCGGTGTTTGGTGCCACACGACCATGAGAGAGACCAAACAAGACTTCATAGACTTTTTAAGAGGCAGGGCTCATCCGGAGTCCATGATAAAAAGGATAGTCCCGCTTTATATGCTGGGTTTTAGGATTCCAAACAATAAAAATTTAAACGAGGAGTAAAACATGCAAATAAATAGCTTTGGCGATATTGATAACGCCTTAAAAATAGTCTGCGAGCTAAGCGTAGGCATCGAAAAAATCAACGGCGAAGTAACACTTGAGTGCAACCGCATAAAAGAGAGCAGAAAGGCCGAAGTAGAAAGACTTGAGAGCGAGAAAAACTATATCGAGCAGCAAATAACGTTTTTTTGCGAAGAGAACAAGCACGAATTTGCCGAAAAACGCTCGAAAGAATTTACCTTCGGCGAGATCGGATACCGCCTAACCAAAAGCGTAAGCCTACCTCGTATCAAGGCCAAAGTAGAAAGCCTGCTAAAAGCGATCAAAAGCTACGGGCTAGCCAAAGAGTGCATCATATACGAGGAAAAGCCAAACAAAGACGCGTTAGCGGAGCTAAAAGACGAAGATCTAGTAAAGCTAGGGCTAACCAGGACGGTAAAAGATAGCTTCCGCATAGTGCCAAAAATTGAGAGTTTGGAGGTAGGGAAATGAAAGAAAGCGTGTTTCAAGGCCTGTGGCACAACTTTAAGGGCTTAAGAGACAGTAAAAATAGGCTTTTGCCTAGATTCGTAAGACGAGCGAAGCTAAGAATTCGCGTTAAAGGGCTTTAAGCCCTTTAAAATACGTTTAATTCGCCGTTAAACGTATTTTAAAAGGTTTAAATTTTTGAAAGGAGTAAGTATGACAAACGAACAGTTTGACGAGATCAAAGAGCTTCTGAAGCTCTACAGGAAACAAAAAGGTATCACCATCAAACAGTGCAAGGAAGAATTTAATTATAACTTTTTTTGGGCGTTTTTTGAGCATCAAGAAAGGTCCATTAGATATTGGCGTTCAGAGCCCGTACAGCAAGATACGCCTCAATACTATATCGACTCACTTTGTTTTTTGGCCGTAGTCGCCATTAACGCAGGGCACGCAGATGGAGTATTTTGCTGCGATAATAGTTTTTATGCGATATCTACTAGCATCAGGCGGATATTTGACGAGATGGCCAAACGCGGGCTAAATCCTTACCAGTGTATGAAAAAATTTATAAAGGAAAAATCATGCTGAGTTTTTTAACGTGGGGGCTGATACTAAATTTTTATGCCGTGGTCATCACTACTGGCTTACTGTGGGCAATAAAAGCCAAAAGAGACGAGAAAAAGGATAAGGCTGCGGCAATGGCCGGAATCATCGCGCTTACTTTGATACCTTACGTGATGGCCATTATTTGCCTATTTTTTATCATTGAGCTTGCCGCCTGCAAATTCGACTACGAAGAATACAAAAGACAAAATCGCAAGGAAGATTAAAGGGCTTTAAGCCCTTTAAAAAGCCTTTTAAACGATATTAAAGGCTTTTTAAAAGGTTTAAATTTAAGGAAAAACAATGGCTATTTTATTATCCATAAAGCCCAAATTTGCAGACATGATACTTGACGGCACAAAACGAGTAGAATACAGAAAGGCGTTAGCGTCCGTCGCTAACGACAGGATATTTTTGTACGCCACGGCGCCGATAAAAAAGGTAGTCGGCGAGGTAAAAGTAAAAAGAGCCGATAGATGCGAAAACAAAGAGGTGGTATGGGCTTGCTATTTGGACTGCTCGGGAATTACCAAAGAAGAATTCGACGAATATTTTAAGGATAAAAAACATGCCTCTTGGTATTTTTTAGAAGAACCTATCAGGTATAAAAAACCTCAAAATATAAGGTATTTCGGAGTAAAAAGCGCTCCTCGTAATTTCGTATATCTAAAGGATACAAATGCCTGAACTGGCTCCCGGTATCGCAAAATACCAGCTCATACAAACACTAGCCAAATACGGTATAAACGGCACAATCGACATTAAGCTTTTAAAATGGACGAAGATTAACGGTATAAATTTGCATTTCGTCTTTTCGCACCCGGCGGCAAAGCAGACTTTCGAGCTAAACAAGGAAAACATCAAAGCAAAGCTCAGGGAGTTTTGGGCGGATAACCTTGCCGCGATCAAAGCAGCGGGCATAATCTTTCGCGAGATAGACTGCGAGGCGATCTACCGCCTGCCGCGCGATACGCAAGCCATGCAAGAAGAAAAGAAGCCCTACGAGGAGCTAAGTAACGGCAGCTTTGAAAACCGCGCTAAAAATCCATCTATAAGACTAGGCTTTGAGCGCATAAGAAAGCATATAATCGCCGATCTTGAAAGCGGCAAAAGCGTGTATGCTGGAGACGCGATATGAAATATTTTTGAGGGGGAGTAAGAAATGAGAGAGATTGAATATAGGGTTTGGGACAAAATCGAAAGAGAGATGTATATCGTAGAAGAGATAAATTTCCCTTTTAAAACGGCAACGGTCATAAAGAGAAAAAACGAAAGGGCGCTTAGGGTATATTTTCATACTCGCGAAGTTAAGCTTATGCAATACATCGGCTCAAAAGATAGAAACGGCGTAAAAATTTACGAGGGCGACGTCATCCGTCACTATAGCAACAAAGATAAAACCGACTATATAATCAAGTGGCACGACGCAAGCTTTGGTTTTATCGCAAGGCCAATAAAAGAAAAGCCGGGATGTCCACACCTAAATCAAGCCACTATGCTTAGCTATGAAGTCGTCGGCAATATCTACAAAAACCCGGAACTTTTAAGAGGGGAATAAGAATGACCAAAAATCAAGACCTCTATAGAAAGCAGCTTCTAACGATCATTCATACCGATCCTCTCTACAAAGAGATCAAACGCAACGAGGCGTGGCAAGACTGGCTAGAGCTACGATTTGGCGTAAAAAGCAGCAAGGAGCTCAGCATAAACGAGCTAAACACGGCCGTAAATATCTTGCGCGGCAAGTGCGAGGATAGGCTAAATTTTACGCCTGACTTTGCGGGCCGAAACCTGGCAAAGCCTGATAAAATCACGCAAAAACAGATAAAAAAGATTGAAATTTTGATAAACGAACTGGGCTGGGACCAACCGCAAAGGCTTAGATTTTTCTACAGGCAAACGGGCTGCCTAGTACCCAATACATACATGCTCGATAAAAAAAGAGCAAATAAGATCATAACGGGGCTTGAGGCCGTGATCAAGACGCAAAGAGCCAAAGCTCGAGGCTGATATACTGGGAAAATTTTAAAATATGCGCTAAAATCTTACCCAAAATATAAATTTATAGCGCAACAATGCGCCAAGACCGAAAGTCTTGGTGTGCTTTAGGTGGGCGCAGGGAGCACAGCTCCCGCCCGCAAAGGGCGACTTTGTTGCCCTGCGGAGTAAAAAATGTTTTGTCCGTATTGCGGAAACGAAAAAACAAGAGTCGGCGCTACCGTAAAAGGGCTTGAAACCGTGCGCTTTAGAAAGTGCGCCAAATGCGGCAGGACTTGGACTACAATTGAGACTATCAAGCCAAATGACGAATACTTACAAAAATTTATAGAGGCACGTGATGAGCATAGAAATCAAAGGGCTTGATGAGATCATAAGCAAGCTTGACAAGCTTCAAAGTGGCAACGCTCTATCAAAAAGCACGTTTGATGGTATCGGCAATATGATTGCAAACTCTATCGAAAACGCCTTTGAAGATGAGAAAAGCCCTTTTGGGGAGAAGTGGAAACCGCTATCAGCCACCACAGTGTTTAGTGAGTTTGGTGGTGGTGGGCTAAAAGGCATAAAAAGTGGCACACAGGATGCATATACCAAAAACGGCAAACGCCAGCGTAAAAGATTTTTAGATAAATTTGGAGCTGGTGGCACAAGAAAGATATTGCAGCAAAAAGGAAATCTAGCGCATAACTGGCACATAAACGCCACAAAAACAAGCGTCACGGTCTCAAACAATAGCTCGGCTGATGGATACCCATACGGACTCACACATCAGTTTGGCACAAATAAAGCTGGCAAACACAAAAATGTCCATATCCCAGCACGTCCATTTTTGCCAGTAGATAGTAATGGCGAGTTAGAGCCAAATTTAAAGGAAAACATCAAAAGCTTTTTGAATGATGAGATAGCGAAGGTGTTTAAAAATAATTGACTTTTTTAGATAAAAGAGTTATAATTAGGGCAAAGCTCAAATAGGACATATACGGATGCGAAGCTTGAAAAAGCAGGTAACCGCGGGGGGCGAAAGCCGCCTATGTCGTGGGTTCGAATCCCACCTATATGTCACTTGAGCTTTAT